TCCAGGACCCGTATTACCTTTAGAGCCCGTATAACCTCTAGGACCAGTACCGCCACCTGGTCCAGCTGGACCTCCAGGACCTGTATCACCTTTAGAGCCCGTATAACCTCTAGGACCCGCTGGACCTCCAGGACCCGCTGGACCTCCAGGACCCGTATTACCCTGAGAACCTGTATATCCTCTAGGACCTCCAGGACCCGTATTACCTTTAGAGCCCGTATAACCTCTAGGGCCTTGAGGACCAGTACCGCCACCTGGTCCTGTTGCACCTCTAGATCCTGTATAACCTCTAGGGCCTTGAGGACCTCCAGGACCACCAGGACCTTGAATACCTTGAGAACCTGTATATCCTCTAGGACCTTGTGCACCTCCTGGGCCTCCAGCTCCCGTATCACCTTTAGAACCAGTATAACCTCTTACCCCTTGAGATCCAGTATAGCCAGCAAATTGCCCTGCGTCGATCCATGCAGAACCATCCCAAACATATAGATTACCATTAGCTGTAACAATGTAAGCATCACCTGCTGTGTTGCCAGAACTTGGTAGATTACCTGTTGTAGCAACAGACCCTTGAATTGCAATCGATGTACCGTCTGAGCCTCTTGATCCTGTATAACCAATAACACCTTGAGAACCTGTGTAGCCTCTTACACCTTGTATACCTTGAGATCCTGTATATCCCCGAAGACCTTGTATACCTTGAGAACCAGTATAGCCGATAGGTCCCTGAATACCTTGATCGCCCTTAGATCCTGTATAACCAATATCTCCCTGAGATCCAGTATAACCAATAACACCCTGAGACCCAGTATAACCTGTATCACCTAAAGGACCCTGAGGACCCTGAATACCCTGAGATCCTGTATAACCTTTAGCTCCATTTGTGGTAAACCAAGCAGTTGCAATTACTGCACCCGAACCAGTAGAAGATGTTTCGCATCGTATAGAAATTTCATCATCTGCGTTTATTGATACGTTTAAATTTGATATTCTTACATCATTATTACCAAAGCCAACTTGGGCCTGTGCAATAGCAGCACCACCTCTTCTTACAGAAATGTTCATAGGAGTTGTTACAGCATTTTGGGTTGTAACTGTGATAGCTTCAAGAACCATATCTTCTGGTATTTTTACACCATAGATATTACCAGTAGCACCGTTACCAAATGAGAATTGATCTCCAGAAGCAGGAGTTGCTGACTTTTCACCGACAAGCCCGAATATACCTCCTCCAGAACCACTAATACCTGGCACACCTTGGTTACCTTGTGATCCAGTATATCCAATATCTCCTTTATCACCAACTGATCCAGAATAACCTAACGATCCAGAATATCCTCTGAGACCTTGTGAACCTGTAAACCCTTGATCACCTTGTGAGCCCACAAAGCCTGAATTACCTCTATGGGTATAAGATAAAATAGTGTCTTCATTTGCTGAGAATACAGCTGTACCTCCAAGGTATGTAACATCAAACAACATTACACTATTAGAGAAAGTACTATTTCCAGTAACTCTATAAAGTAAAAAGTCAGATGAGTTAGCATCTGCAGATCTTATCATTAGATAACCACGATCAGTAGTACCCCCATAATCGTCAAAGGTATTTAAATAGTTAATATTATCATGACCATCTGAACTTGTTCTGTGAATACCAATCTGAGAGGCAGATGTAAGTGTAGCATTGTTCCAACGAATAGAACCACTAGCGGCTTGGTTAACAGTTGTTGAACTTGGATCAGCTTCGTATTTTAAGCCCTGAGCAGCTGCAGATCCACCATAACCTCTAGAACCTGTAAAACCAATAGATCCTGTAAAACCTACCGAACCAACAAATCCTAGGTTACCTTGAGATCCAGTATAACCCGACCCCTTAGATCCCGTAAAACCTTGAGATCCAGTATAGCCAATAAATGTAGATGCAACCCAAGATGTAGTATCACTATCATAAAAATATGATATGCTATTAGTACTATATGTATCACCATGTGATGGGTTGATTGGAAAATTTAACGCTGCCATTTATTAACTCCCTGCGGACTTCGCTAAGAACCCTCTTTCGGGGTCGAATTCAACAAACACACCATGTACTTCTTTATCCCATGTTGCTTCCGAATATCCTGTTACTAAGAATGTAGATCCATTGTTATCTATGCTATATGAGAAATCAGAAGATCCGGATCCTACTTGATATTTAGACCAACCATTAAAGTTGCCAGAACCGTCACTATCAAAATCAAAGATACCTAATCCGATATCCTTTAGACCAAAGGTGTTGGCATCATCAGCAAAGGCTCCGGCGCTATTGCAGACAACTCCGATTCTTCCGTCTGGTAATCTTGAACTTGGCTTACCATTTTGTTCAATTTCTTCTGAGGTTTCTGATCCAGTATTATATCCTTGACTCCAAGTATCAGTTGCATAGTTAAACGTAATAACCCCAATATCTTCAGAACCAAATGTTGCTGAACCATTTACACTACCAAAAGTTGTATATACAATAGCTAGTGTATTCTCTATGGTGTCGTCAATATCATGTACGTTCATTGCTTTATCATTAAACCCTGAACCGTTTACATAATATTCTCCGCTCCATGTAGTAGGATTGAATATACCTAAGAAAATATCATATCCACCAATAGTTGTGCCTGGCCCCGCGAGATCACCAGTTGATCTACCTACAACTGCAATATTTCCTGCCTTTGGTGAAATACCGGGTGACACCTGAATATAGAATGGGTGATTATTGCTAGTTGTACTTACACTAAAATTAACTGTATCACCGGTATCCATTGTAATGGTTGGATTAAGAGCACTGCTATGAGTAGTAGCTCTATCAGTTCCAGAAATTGCCCAATACAACGCTCCTCCGGTAAATGTTGATGTAACATTAAGGTTATAGGTTCCTGTGCCACTTGATTGATCAGTAACAGTGATAATACCATTCATATTAGCATGATTGCCACATTGATAGTAATATGTTCCCGCAGTATCGGGAGTCCAGCTAACAACACCGTTTACAGACCCATTATTTGTAACAGGTGGATCTTCAACTAAGTTTGAAGGAGTAGAACCCCTTAATTCTGTAATTGCATATATTTCTTCATCGTCCGCAGATCCGTTCTGCCAGAATCGAAATTCCTTTGTTGCGATATTAAATTGACCTAACCAATAATCATAAACACCGGAAAGACCAGTATTAGTCTTTGCCATATTACCAGATATTTGGCCGCCTGTATAATAATATTCATTATCAGAAGATTTAATAACATCGTAAGCAAATATATTACCATCGTCCGCGGTCGCATCTCCAACCGTCGACATCTGGTATATTTCAAAGAGTTCATTTGCAGCGTGGATATTATATCCTTTATTTCTTTCTTCTTGATATCTTGGTGTGTTTAAAAATTCTTGTAAACCAGACAACTCTACAATGCCAAGAAATCCAGTAAACAAACCATTTGCACCATATGAACCATTATATTCCGTGCTATAATAAGTTTTATCCAATACACTTGTTGAAATATTGTTTGTATCAATGTTTACAGTAAACATTGTTGGGTCCAATATTTCAGTGGTATTGTTTTGTAAAACTGTATCATTTATTGCAGTAATGGGATTAGAATCATAATAATAAGCATTTGAAGTTGAATATGATGTATGATATACACCTGTTCCAAATCCAGTTTTCCATTGTCTAAACATTACAGCATCTCTGCCATAGGAGTGCGAAGTTGAACTTCCACCAAATACAAAGTTTTTACCGAGACGATCCCAAACCATATCTTTATTAATAAAGTCCTCGCCCATATGCCCAAGAGTATTTGCAAAATACAATGAGCCATCTGAATCATTTATACCCGCAACAAGTGTATCATTTCTCCAAAGCATACCAAAACTATTAGATGCGTCACTATCAAGATTAAGACCAGTGGCTAACATAATAACACGGTTGTTGCCCATATTGTTATTATGATCAGGCTCATTTAAGTACCATTCTCTTTGATTGGAATCTTCTGATAGAAGAGTATTAATTTCTTCAACATAAGCTTCATTTCTTAAACTTTGATATTGTTTTTCCCATACAATATCCGACACCCATCCATTTGCAGAATCTCTTAAATCATATCTACCAGCAATCGCAAAAGATCTGTGGCCATATGAAGTATAGTTTACAGGAGTTTGTGCTGAGTCTGCTAATGATATATCTTCTCTTTTACCAGCAACAACAATCCGCCATTGAGCATTATCAGAATCATATCTGGTTAATCTGATATCATTATAACCAGCTTCAATTGAACGGATCTGAGCATCTGCAACAGATGTACTTGCCCAAGAATGATGTCTTACATAATCAACTAAAGTACTAGAATTAACATTACCAATACCCCAACTAGGTGCTCTATAATTACCAGTTTTATCAGATCCTGCAAATAAAAACTCACCTGTATTTGGTCTACCTGGTCTTATTCTATTAATATGAAAATCGGCGTTTGAAAACTGCATAAGTTTAGAAGTCGCAATATCGCCATTAGCAGCATTAATAACTGATAAAATACCAGCTCCCCTAGAGGAGTCATCATTAGTTTCATTTGTTAAAAATGTTACAATGTTATCAATTCCATTATTATTTATTACTGCATGGCTTGTAATTTCACTGTAGTTATTGCTTACTCCAAACCGCTTTGACCAGATTACATTATCTGCTGAATCAAGTCTTGCAAGATAACCATTTTTATACAACGTGCCATTCTTTGTCCATCCTGATACAATATAATCTTTATGATTTGCGAGTGGGGTTACAGTATGTATTTCATCAGAGTCAAACCCCAATGAAAAATATTTTGCACCAGTATAGTTATAATTCTCATCATAAGTAGCCAAAAACGGTGATTTAATTCTTACATCATTGCCTACAAGTTTAAATCCATTATCATTAGTTTTAAACAAACTTGTAAATGACATATCAGCCGAATCAGCGGTTTCTTTAAGGTTTCTGCCCCATCCATGAACCAATTGTGAACCTTTACTAGTCAATTCGCCCTTTGCGTATCCAGATAATATTAAGGAGTTATTTTGCACATCTTCGATAACACCTGTAATATAATCATCACCTTCAGCTGTGTATGTATAGCTAATTGAGTTGTTTTCGTTATCAATAATAGTTAATAATAGATCACCGCCAAGGCCAGTATTTTGCACATTATCTTCAACACGCCCCACTAGACATTTGCGACCATCAGAAAGATAGATACCTTGATAATAATATTCCTCTGCGCCTGTATTAATTTCTTTTTTATTAAAGAATATCGGGGAAGCAACATCGTATTGTAGAATAGAAGTGCCTTGTGTAATACCCTCAGGTTCGGAAGTTGTCTTTTTTACAAATTCTGCATTTGAGTGAGTATATTGAATATGCCCAGATGTATTAGGCCCTTTAGTAATAAAACTTCCTGTAGCTACATCATAATCTAAATGATCATAACCTGCAAACGACCCACCAGCAAGATCAAAACTATAAAGACCCTTTCCAGAATATGTACCAGTACCTTGAGTACCACTTAATAGTGTGTAGAACTTAGTGTTGGTAGCATTGTATTTAAAGCCATGAATTCTTAAATCATTAGCAACAGTATTAGTGACAATTTGTCCTTCATCATATAGTGATCCAGTAGAATCAATCAAAGTTTCGGCGCTGTAGAGATCGGCACCACCTCTTAAAGATCCAGTACCAGCTACATATAACTTTGTACCAACACTTGTTATTAAGACATCAGGACGTTCCGGTGTACTTCTAAAATTCCATGGCATATTGATACGTGTTAAAGTACCAGGTGAAATAGTATTAGCATCCGTTACGCGCCAAATCTGAGTATCATAAGTATCATCTATATCTTCAACAATAATAGTACCATACATACCACTATGTACAACACAGACATAATAATATGTACCTGCTGTTTGTGGTGTAAAGGTAATATACTGTGTACCATGCCCTGAAGCACCCGCAGCCTGACCAGTCGTGTTCGTTTGATTGTTTGTCTTAATATAAAGTGGATGTGTAGATGCATCACCAGAATTTGCAAATGCCCATCTTGCGGTATCTCCAACTTTTAATCTTACAGTCGGATGGTTAGCCACACCATCAAGTGTACCTGGGGCTTGTCTGTCCGTACCATTTAATTGATAAAGGTTACCACCATTTGCAGTAACAACTAGATCGCCAAAGTCAATAACTTCTGCCTTCATAATTGTCGGCCAGTATACATAAGAACCAAATGTATGACCTGCTGATACCCTCATTGGATATTGACTCATAATACCTTCAGCTTGAGCATTACCACCAGGATATGGCACAAATGTAGGAGTTGCTAGATCAAATGATCCATAATTAACCTGAGGAGTAAACGAACCTGAAGATGATGTATAGGTTCTTGAATACACATTCCATTCACCATCTGTTGATGAGGAATCCATATAAAAAGCATGGAATCTATTTGATGATCCTTTTAAAATACCACCGGCAAGATAGTTAATACCAGCGGTTGATGGCAAAGTAACATCATTGTGTGAGTTATGTGCACCACCTACTGATGGCGTGTGGATACGTGCAAGTGGAACATTATAAGAAGAACCGCCTGATGTAGCTCGGATAGTAATTAGATAACCATACTGTTTATCAGCAGGTCTAATATATCCATCAGCATCCCAAACTAATCTGCCGTCATCAAACTGAGCGTAGTTGGAAGGAAGGTGTTTGTGGTATTGATAAAATTCCCAATCTGCTCCTGCAGATGTATGATAAGCCCTATCCCAATAAAAAGCATCATCTTCTAACAAACCACCATTTTGGGTACCATCATCACCCCATGTACCAATATGTCCAAAGAAAAACGCGTCTTGTTCATTAATATTGGTAATATCATTAACGCCTGTTCCGATATTTTGAATACAGCCTCCATGATATCTTAATGATGATCCATTATGTGTTTCATCAATAAATGCAATGGTACCATCTAATGCCATTTTTTCAGGTTCACCTGATAGTGCAGAAGCTGTTGCAATATCTAGTGCAGAATCCCATTGGTAGGGTGATATAGCATTACCTGTAAGTGTAGCATTATTAGTAAGATCAGATGGATGATAGGTATACCAATATCCATCATTAGATATATGATGCATAACTGGTAAACCCAAAAAATCTGAGTCTACTAAAGTATAATGCTGTGTTAGATTGGCAATAGTCATATATTAAGTTCCTGAAACTGGAATTCCTGGTCTAAAGACGATATCTGTTGAGTTAGTAGCAAAACCAATATACAAGGCTCTTGTACTTGCACTTGGTGTGGGCGGTGATGATATAATACCACCAGTTGCATCCAAAAAGTATGGCGCGCCGGGTGTGAGTCCTGTAAATCCAGAAACAACACCTGCTGCATAATATTCATCACCCATTTTACACAATACGGCCATAAGTTGTGTTACAGTATCTGTATTTAATGCATTAACTGTTGTGTTAGATCCGGTCATTCTTACTATCTTACCATTATCACCGCCTGATAGGTTTGGTACTGTAACGGCATCAGCAGATAGTGTACTAGTTGATTTAACAAACGCCATTTACTATACTCCTTCTCTGACGATTTCTAAATATGTATCGGTAGTAAAACTACCTGTGTTATCACTATTAGATACCATTAATTCTAAAAAATCATCCTCAAGCAAATAAAGAGTTTCATCCAATTGTACAAAATCATTTGGACTAATAGATATTGTAAATAAATCAGTTTCACTGGGGAGATTTCTATTTTTCTTTAAGGTAACTGTATAAGAGTTTCCAGAACCTGCTGTTCCAGATTGTGCAAAAACCTTACAACTATAATATCCTGTTGTTCTTGCCGTAATTCTTTCTTGCACCGCCGAATACCAATAAAGGTCACCAAGAACGTTAGCATTGGCATTAAAATCAGTCGTACCCCAAGATATTGGAGTTAATGTCGAGGTTGTATTAAACGGTTGAGTAATTATAGTTTTAACACCACTAAACGCATTGTGATTACTTATACCAGTGCCCGGAGAATAACCCAATCTATACATAGTAAATGTACTTGCAGCAAGCAATGTACCTACGCCAACATTTTCTTTTACATAAAGATTAATATAATCACCGGCAACCAGACTAAGTGTTTCATCAATTGTTACAGATTGATTAGGACCAAACTGAATCATATACAATTCAACATTGTTTTTTCTTAGTTCTACCGTATAGGATGCACCAGAACCTTCTGTACCTGCAAATATATTTGATATAATTCTATAATATCCGGTTGATGGTGCTGTTGCGGTAGTATCACTGTTTATAAAATAATTATCAACCTCATATTGGGAAACTTCAAATTCTATTGGAAGATAGGAGTTAGTAACAGAAAAATCAGTATTAATAATATTTCTTTTTACTCCACTAAAGTTTTTTCTGGTTGTTGATGTTATTACATTCCAAACAGTATTATCACTATCCCACTGCCATTTGGCTTGGTTAGGATCAGTATAGAGGTCTAAGTGAGTTGGATTAGATGGAAATGTTAAAGCTGCCATATCAATTACCCTGTAAAGTCTATACTTAAATTAAATTCATCTACCGATCCAGTTACACCAGTTATCTCAACCCAGATCCAGCTACCTGCAGGTACTGATGCATTTGCAATCGTTGGTGTTGATCCTGTGGTAGTGCTTGTTGTAGTTTCTCCACAGATTTGTGTGCCAGTGCCACTGCGACTACTGTTAAAATAAAGATTATAAGTCACGTTTGTACCATTCACAATAGCGGCTCGTGCGGCTGTTACTGTAATCGCTGTATGAACATACATAAGAGTTCTATTATTATTTGCGGTGGGTGAAGAAATAGAGATAAATCTTGGTGCTAAAGCACCCTGTGATCCTGTATAACCTCTTGATCCAGAATATCCAGTATCGCCATCGGTTACAGTAGGATCTGCTTGTAATACCCATTGAGATTGAGAAGTGGCAGGATTTGTGTAATAAATGTATGATTTACCTGTCTGTGAATTGTACCAGATCTGACCGTCTGTTGGATTAGCAGGAGCTGTTTCCCCTTGAAAAATTGCACCGGCAGAACCTGTATAACCAATGGAACCAGGCGCTGCATCAACCCATTGTGCTCCTGCAGCTTCTGCTGCCACGACAGTAATAGTGCCGACCATCATAGGGTGTGATGAACAAATGTAATAAAAAGTACCAACTGTATTAAATTGATGTGAAATTACGACTCCGCCATAAGCACCTTGGTTTGTTACACCTGATATATTATACTGGGCATCATAAGAGTCTGTAATACTAAGTTGTGTAACCCAATACATGGGATGCGTGGCACCTGAGTTCTGGGTGATTTGTAATGTGTCACCCTGAATAAGATATATGTTGGGATCTAAAGCACTACTATGTGTTGTGATTCTATCGGAACCTGATATTTCATAGTCATGGTTAGTAGAAGCTGTAGAAGTAAGAGATATTGTTTGTGGTGTTGTTTGAGCATCTTCATCAATATAATAAATTTTTAATTTACCATTTGTGGCATCCCACCAAAGTGATCCATCTTGTAAAGACTGAGTCGGCGCATCACTATCAGTAATAGCACCACCACCAGAAATACTATTAATTACATTTGCTGAATTTTTATAATAGAGAATACCATCACTATAGTTAAGAGCTAGCTCACCATAGTCTAGGTCTCCTGCTTGAGGCTGCTTGCCTACAACAGCCGATCTCTTTAGCTTAATATTTGCTGCCATATCTAATTCCTAAAAAGGTAAGTTAATTGGATAAAAATCCCACTTGTCATTATTTATATAGTTAATATGTACCACCATCAAGGGTACCGTAAATAAGTCCCTCTATTTTTACACCATCTGCCGTAGACCAAATTCTACCTCCACCGGTTGTATTTGTATTAGCTGCATTGCCCATATAGGGATGGTTTAAACATTGATATGCAATTGTTCTAGGTCCATAATCATGAACTCTGATTTGAGACCAAGTATTGCCAACATTAATATCCCCGGCTGTTCCACTATAGATTACTTTTGCTGCAGAGTCGGTAATAGAACCATTTCTTTCATTATCAAAATAGAATCTTATGTCATGTGTAGACATTGAAGAATCGTTTTGATGGAATCTATATGTAGTACCAGGTTGAAGATCTAAATGAGGAGCTTGAATTTCTCTTGCTGTATATAAATCATCTGAATCAAAGGCAATGTAATAACCTTTCGCAGAGCCTGAACCATAATAACGATGTGCTGATGTCTTAAAGCCAGATCTTACATAAATGTTAATAATATCATCACCATAGCTATCAACTAGGCCTACTAATGCTGGAATGTTTGTATTAGCATTATCAGAATCTCTGCCACCATAGGTTCTTAGAATGGTGTTGTTATCAACTATAAATGAACCATTACTATCATCATTTATTGTAACTCTACCTGAAGCAGTAATATCCGCAACTGATGGATTTGTATTAAGTGATATTAGACCTGATGCAGAATCATATACAATGTTAGATCCTGCTACCATTACATCTCTTGCACGTTGTGATGTAAAGTCAGAATCAAGTATGAGTGTTGCAAAACTGCCACCATCGGCTGTATTAATAATAAATTCACCTGTAGCAGAATCGAATGATGTGGATGATACTCCTGCAACACTAACTGATCCCGCAGAATCTAATTGACCCTGGGCATTAACCGTAAAGACTGGCACTTGAGATGCAGAACCATATGTACCTGCAGTGACTGTGGTATTGGTAATAGAAATATCACCTGATGCTACCGTAATTCCAGTACCACCAACCAATCTTGCGTCAATATCACTATCAACCCTAGTTGCTGTATAATAAAGATTTAAGGAACCTTCACCTAAACTATCTGTAGTTTGTTGTGATAGGTCGTATTTCAGTTGAGTATTATCAGAATCAACTACTTGTAGTAAACCATTCGTACTGTGTTTCTTAAGAGTAATTTTTGGGCCAGTACCACCTAGATCAATTTCTAGACCTCTCATAGGCACTCTGTCGAATGCAGGATTATGGAATCTTACTCCGCCATCATTTGAGTCAACAGATATAAGAGTGCCACCAAGATTAATTGTGTTTCCAGATAGATATAAATCTTTCCAACGGTAGTTTGAATCCCCTAGATCGTATGTCTCATTGATTGCAGGAACTAAATGACCATCAATTGTTTGAATGGCTATTCCAAAATCCGAATCAAAATTATCTGCTGTGTAAACTTGTTCTACGTCAAAACTAAATTCACCGGTTTGATTATTATATGTTAAATCTCCACTGGCAGTAAAGTAACCTCTTATGTCTTGTTTATAGTAACTTTCTAGTTCTGCAGAGTCAATTTTTATTTCACCTGCATTATAATTAATACCAGTCCCGCCTGTAAAATGAGCTTGTGTCTCAGCCGCGGAAGGGCCTGTATATGTAATAATACCAGTTGTAGGAGCATAACTTAAAGATCCATCTCCTCCAGTATCCGTAACAGAAATAGCATGTTTAGCGTCACTGTCTGCTCTTGTATCAGTATAATAAAGATTTGTTGAACCTTCATTAAGAGCATCAGTAGTATGGTTTTGGAGAGTGGATACCTGACCCGTAACATTACCGGTTAGATTACCATAACCCATACTAAATTGAACAGGAGCCAGTGCAAATGTTGGATCGCTTGTGTTAATATTGCCTTCAGGTTCCGGTTGATACCCCGTAAAGAATTTCCAACGTTGATCAGATACATCTCTAAACAAACCAGAATGTGCATATGAATCAGCTGGGTTATTATAGTTACCAGCAATACCAATTTGTACGTTAATTGGAGAAGCTGTACCTTTCCATCTATCACCTTGGGTGTGACCTGTAGACGCACCAAATGTAATTACCTGATTGTCTTGTCCAGCCAGCATAGCAGCTAAACCATCGGTAGACAAATTCCATTCAGTCAATCCAGTGCCAGCTGAATCAAAATATTCTATAGAACTAAAGTCTGAATCTTTGGCCCACTCAATTACATCTTGAGCACCTGCAGTTTTAATTCTAACCCAATAAGTAGTAGTTGCTTCACCGGTAAAGTGTCCCGATATTGTCGCATCATCAAGACCCGTACCACCTGAGCCTAAACCCTGGAAGTTAGTACCAGCTTCGCCAATAGTATCACCACCCCCAAGATAAATGAATGTGTCAGAAACATTTAGTGCTGCTGAAGATGAAGTGGTTTGTGTACCAAGAACCTGTAGGTTACCCGCAATAGTAACATTACCATCAATACGGGTAGCACCAGTTACACGGAACCTTTCAAAGGTATGATCATACAATGTAACATATAAAGAACCACCAGCACCAGCAGAATCTGCAGTTAGACAAGTACCAACATCCATAGGATAATTTGGATATTCAGGAGCAGTTGAAGTAAGAGCACCTGGTGTATTAAATCCTAAATGTACTCTTTCACCTTCTGTAAGATTAGATGTGTCTATTCCATTAAGCACACCACGAACAACCACATACCCATGTGAGCCATCAGCAATAGTCTCACCGGCAAGACCTATAACATCTTTTTTATTTACATCAGAAGCATCTGCTAATGCTATGTGAGGATGACGTCCATGTATTGGATGCCCCGGAATATGAACTCCGGTAATATAAACAGGCTTACCTTTTTCAATTGTTGTACCAGAATTGTTTCTGGCTCTAATCCATTCTCTTTCACCTAAAAGGATATCTAGGCTGTCGCTTGCACCTTGTAGGTAAAGAGTCTTAGCATCTTGATTATACCACAATCTACCTTCTTGATATGATGGTGCTGATAGGTAATCAGTGGGTTCAAATTCAATAAAACCATTTTCTTTAATTAAGAGATTATCATTAACAATTGCTGAAGTAGATTTAAGATTAGTAATTACACCACTATCAGCATTAAATTGAGAAATATATGCGGAATCAATTGATACTTGACCAAATGTGGCCGTATCAATATCACCGGTAATAACATTTAAATTTGTTATACGTGCTGAATCAATTAAAGCATCTACTGCATTAAGATTAGTAATAGTACCTGAATCAATTGTAGCATTAGCAGATGTTAATGCATCTATATCACCAGTTGCTACATTAAGTTGTCCCGCATATACTGAATCAAGAATTGCATTGGCAGATGTAAGAGTATCAATATCACCAGTTACAACGTTAAGTTGAATTGCATAAGCCGAGTCTGTAGTAAACTGATCAATATCACCAGTTACAACATTTAGTGTTTGAGCTGAAATTGAATCTACTGCTAATTGTTGTATCTCGGCAGTATTGGCTTCCATATTAACAATGTTGAAGTTATTGATAAATGAAGAGTCAATATGTAATTGAGAAACATTTAGACTATCTACCGTCAATTGTGAAATATAGGCTGAATCAAATCTAGCATGCTTGGCTACAAGATCTACTGTTTGACCATTGGCATTTTTAACAGCAAGGGCACCATCACTATCTGATAATACAAGTGAGCCGAGATATATTGACTGACCAGAAAGATATAGATCTTTCCATCTACGATTAAGTGAACCAAGATCATAAGTTGAATCAAGGTCTGGTAATATATTGCCTAATACATTTACACCACTATCGGTAGTTTGGAATTTAACCAAATTGTCATAGAATAGTCTTACGCCTTCACCAAGACGTTCGGCATCAAATAAAGTATTACCATCACCGGTCTTAAAGTATTGTTGATCAGACCATACTTCCACTTTGCCCGATGCATTATTTTTTACAAAGAAATTACTGCCATCATGATAAAGATCAACGTCTATACCATCTGTTGATCCTAAAGTAATCTTTACATCATTTTGAAATCTAATGTCTTGGCCGAATGAATCAATTACCTGATCATAAGTTCCACCATCTGCAGTATTAATTCTAAATGTATTTAAATTTGATAACCAGCTAGTTGAGTCAACACCAGCAACAGTTGTAGTCGTAATGTCATATAGACGACCATATCTATCAACAGTAAATGTTGGAATCTCGGTTGCTGAACCAAATGTACCAGAATCAACACCTGTAACGTTTAAATCAAAATAGTTAGAATCAGGATACCAATGTATGTTTACACTATTTTCAATTGCTTGATCTAGATCTGAGTCAAAGTCTTCACTAGTGTAAACCTGTTGGATGTCAACTGAAATGACTCCAGTATTAGCATCATATTGTAGGTCACCCGAAGTACTAATCATACCTCTAATTGTAGATGTAGAGGTTGCGTCTCCTAATGCAGAATCAAATCTTGCTCTTGTATAATAAAGGTTATCACTTTCTTTTAAATCACTTGTAGAGAACGGACTAAGTGTTACGGCTGTAGTAAATGTTTGACCGTCAGCCGTTGATATGGTAATTTCACCACTATTGTCAGAAGAATCATATTCTAGATTTGTAACACCAGCAACAGCAACTGTATTGATGGCGGTCACTTGCCCTTGATCATTTACGGTTAAAACTGGAACTTGTGCTCCTGAACCATATTCTCCAGGAGTTACACCAGTTGAATCAACGTCTAATACAAGTCTGTATTCTGATCCAATTTTAGTGGCAGAGGTACTAATAGAATTACCACCAATAATTCTAAATGTCTCTGCATCATAAAGAGAAATAGAATCAGTAAAATTATCATCAGTTACAAAGATAGCATGTTTAACTTTATCAACTTCACCATCTACATAGTGTTTTGTGGTAAGGTCTGAATCATTAAATGCGCCAAGAATGTCTTGTCTGAAAATATTAGCATTGCCTATACCAGTAAGAGTAATATTGCCAGTAACATCAACATTACCTTCAATATTAAGATGATCATTAGCAAGAGATATAGTATCACTATCAATAGTAATCTCATCAATTTTTAATACGTTTAACTCTTGTCTATTAATAAAAGTCTGTGTATCAGAATCAAATTGTAAAAGATCATTATCTGATAAATTAGTAAGATTAACACCTGTAATATTAAATATGGAAAATGCACCAGACGTTACCCTACGTATAGGTGTACCTACTATTACTTTTCTTACATAAGTACTTTTAGGCTGAGATGTTTGAATTGGCATTTAAGTCTCCGAAATTGCTTTATTCAGATCGTGGTTCTGTAACATTGGGTGTAACCTGAATTCTTCCCTCCATAACGCGTTCAATAATCTCGTTGTTATCACTGTCATAAAAAGATATGTTAATGTCATAAACATATCTGCCTGTATCCAACAGGGCGGTCTGAGCATTTGTAAGGGAGAGAGTAGCAATTCCGTCAGTAGATGGTGATGCAACTATTGTAGTAAATTCAATAGAAGTAGTTGCTGCATATGATTTTTTCATAGTACCTGTAATCGAATGATTAGCCAGGTTTTTAGTATTGCCATTTGCATCTTCAAGATGTAGTTCGATAGAGATATCGCTACCTTTATCGATAGTAAATTCTTCGTATTGGGCCATAAAACTCTCCAGTTTCTTTGTCGGACACACCACGTGCCCCTGCTCCGTTGTTCTTATTTATAAGAAAAAGAAACTTAAAGAGTTAATTAATAAGATATATCTGTTGTGTCTGTGTGAACGCCATACATAGTACCACTGTCAATTAAGAAAGAGGTACCTTCAATACTAGCACCGCCTGATGATGTATAACTGCCTGAAGCCCAGCTATTACTTGCTGCGCCAGCTTGTCCGTATCCACCGCCGCCGCCATTCCAGTATCCTAAACTACCACATCCATTTCCGCCAGTACCAGTAGCACTTCCTATACCACCACCATGACCATAAGTACCAGAATTACAAACACTAGTAGTATTAGATATATTTGAGACGTCACGGCCACCCCATCCACCACTTCCCCAAATGTTTTGAGTAGCGTCTAATATACTAGTACCACCGCTTGCATATCTATAACCACCTGCACCGCCACCTTCTCCACCTAGAGCTCTAGGAGAAGATGGATTAGTTGGGTTGCCTTGTTTTACTGCCCATCCATCAAACCCTCTCGCATATGGAAGGCCACTTAGACTTACACCTGAGGTATCAATGCCTCGTAGTGATTCACCCGCAATACTTTGAGTGTAATTATCTCCTGAAACGGTCATAGGAACAACACCATCTGCATTGGAATCCAATGCATCCATCATTATACTATATACACCGCCGTGGCCGCCTCCAGCACCACCACCACCAGCTTTACCACTACCTCCGCCACCACCGCCTGCAATAACGGCGCCGGGCCTGTTGATAATAGTTGTGCCTGAAACCCACGGTTGGATTTTAATCGCGGGACTACCATCCCTACCATTAGAATCTCCCAACCATTCCGAACCTCCATTACCACCACGGCCCATTATAATACCAGCATTTGTTATAGTAATATTATCAGTATCTATTAGTAATCCCGGTTGAGTACTATCATCAGAATAAACAAATGAATTACTATCAATAAAAATAGAACCTCCCGGTTCAACAAGCTCTGAAGCTCTAACACCTGGAAGCATACCCCTTAATGTAAAACTGCCGGATCTATTTGTATAAGATGCAGAATCATCAAGTCTGTTTTCATTATATTTGCCCATATCTGTATCCATACCTAAATTAAAAGCAAATTTTTCGTGTGAATTTATTTTATAGGTATCATATAAATACACAGCTCCATGGTACGGTGATGGTGATACACCCGGAACATTCTTTATACGTGATGGGTCTGATACTGCTATTTTACCTTCGCCGATAGCAACACATTGACCATATCCACCACCATTAGGTGCATATGTCCAGGGATAAAGAGTTGTTTCTAAAACAAGAGATCCATTGGCGTCACTGTCAGTTTGGTAAATAGTGGGAAGTCTAAGTACTTCAACATATCCAGCTCCATTATTAGTAGAAACAGTGTCAGGAAATAAGGTTTGTGGAGCTCCAGCAACAATACGTCCATCACCAATGGCAACCGACATTCCTAGATGATCTCCTGCCGCAGCCCCTTTTCTATAACCTATATAATTGCCATTAAGATCATATACATATACAGCACCTTTTTGGTTGAATGCATTTGGGTCACCAACCACAATCATATTATGACCAATGTCTACACACATTCCAAATGTATTGCCAAAAACCTGAGATGTAGTATAAACATTGTTATTAGCCACACCACCACCATTAGCTTGCGCTTCAGTTTTATTTGCTGAAGTACCACCAATAATTTTAGTAATTTTCACCCCATTAAGATCAAAAATATAAATGGCTCCAGTTTGATATCCATTGCCGGCTGCAGTGCGATATCCAGGTGCACCTGCTACAATACGGCCACAACCAATTGCAACGTCGTGGCCCATCATAGCATAACAACCTTCAGTAGAACTTGTGGGTGTATATCCATCATCATAATTATAAATATGCGCCAACATATATACATCTTGTGCCCTGCCAAGGTTAGCAGATCTACCACCTCCACCATATTCAAAGATCATTATAGAACCTCTACCGTGAGCTTTGCCACCAAATGATGGATTTGGATCGTGAGCACCAGGTGCGCCCATTACAATTCTATTTTCATTAATAGCAACTGACCATCCAAAATGATCATAGAACTCCCATCCTACTTGGACCTGACCTAGTTTTTCCCCATTAAGATTATAAAGGTCACAACGACCTCGTTCTGACACATCATCCTGATTACCACCAACGATTAAACCCTGCCCAATAGCCCACGACCCTCTCTTAGCATTGGTAAAACTACTTGACGCGTCATATGGCAACAGTGTTCTTCTAAACTGACCATTAAGGCCAAAAATATCAAGCCTTCCATCTATATTACCTGCAGCACCCGTATACGGAGAATTTGCTATTAAAAGGCCATTACCTATTTGAATACTCTTGGATCTCTTATACTGATTATAATCAGGGTTTTCTTGCGCCTTGTAGTTAAACACCGTATATGTACCACCCTGAGTCCTATCAACTGGATCTTGTAACCAGAGAGGGGCGCTTATACTAGAATAATTATCTTGGGTTCCGTCCTGTGGCCATGACTGTCCATAATCAGCATATGTGGCTAATAAAGACTGTTGAGAATCATGTTCAACATTAAAATGTGTTCCCATTGTTCTTGTTGAAGAAAAAAACATTATACGCCTCTAATACTTTGATCATAGACACTACTGCGTCTTTTTGGTGTTTCGTATATATAGAATGCTCCACTGTCAACGTTTTGATAAATTAGGTCATCACCCCAATTTTCATCACCATGATCCAAAACAACAATTGTTTCATCAACTGATGACATATATTTGCCCCAGCCACTTGGTCTGCCGAAAAGATATCCCCAACCGGCACCACCTCTAATTGAATCTAATAAATTACCTTCAAGATCAAATATTCTCAAATGACCTCCTAAGGATCCTCCAGAACCTGCTATAGTAATTTGATTGTTTGCTATAGACATGGTTAGAGGATTCATATTAGCCATACCCTCTACTTTAAATTGAAATTGTCCCTCTAAGCCGTAAATATATGCAGCACCTTGATTGTTATTATACCATGGAGCCAATACACCCACAAGCCCACAACCTATGGCTACATGATGTCCAAAGCCATCATTGTTACTTAAATTGCGATCAGGGTTGGCCAATTTTCTTAAAGGATTTAAAGATGTACTGTACAAAAATGCTGAACCAGGTCCATGCCCATCATAATAAAAATTATTTGTTCCATCACCGGGTGCTCCTATAACAACCCTCCCAAATCCTGCTGCCAAAGATTCTCCAAATTGTGGGTTTGAATACCACTGAGCAGAATCTCCTAAAGAATCAACCATACCAAAAAATCCAACTGGGTATTGACCATCTGCATAAGCGTTAGTAAGATTAAGAGCAGATGGTAGATGTGTCTGCCATTTATTATTAGCCGATCCAATTGATCCTGAATTATAATTGTATTGACCACTAGTATGAGCATATACTCTACCAGGCCTTTCATTAGAACCATAACTAGCTGTACCGGTAGTTGAATAGTTACTATCCATATAATGATCTGATGATATACATAAAGAAAATCCAGGGTATGTTCCCCCAGTAATTGCCAATTGTTTTGATTGCTTAGACCATCCAGTTTCACGTGAATTGTCTAAACCGTTCATACTTTTATGTCTATCAACGTGGCCAATATATCTACCATCGGCTGCTCTGTAAAAAACAATATGACCCTGATTTTCTGAAGCAGCCTGATTTGCACCAGCGGCAAAGTTAAGAGTTATTAAATTTCCATTATTATCACTGTCATGGGCTCCACCAACTCTTATTGCCAATATACCATTACCAACCGCAACGGCTTCTCCAAAACGCAGACCGTCTCTCATACCTGGTGTAAATTCTTCACCCCCAAACTCAGGATCTGTGCCATCCGGAAGGGTTGTGGCATTAACAGGATCAATTTTATAAAGTTCTTCACCCTTTTTATTATATACAATAACGCGGCCCATACCTTCGAAGGGCGAGCCATAGGTCCAACTTTGTTGACTTTGTACTATAATACCACATCCAGCCACCATTTGCTGGTTGTTACCACCTCCAACTGTTACATTTATCTTTTTTTGTGTATAATCAGTTGTTAGGTGTGAATAATTTTCTTTGGGATTAGATACAATAATATCCCTATCATCTAATACTAATTTTTTGGCAGCTGGTGGATTATTATTAGTAGGATCGTTATCTATATAAAAAGCCATTACTTATCTCCATCTTCCATTGCCTGTACATCATATGGGGTAAAGATTCCGCGGCCATAATTTAATTCATAAGCTGTACAATACCCTCGGCCTGAAGAGGGCCCCTGTCCTCCAATATAAAGTTGACCTGGTCCTAAACATACTCCGGAACCAAAACGTTCGTTTGTAGCATCACCGGTTATTGAAGCCAAATAATTCCCATCAAGATCATATAAGTAAACTTTACCACGGTTAATAAAATCAGAGTATGCACCAATTACAATATAACCAAAACCAACATCTATTTGATCTCCAAAAGATTCATAACCACCCAAATATACCCCAGAAGTTTCTGTTAAAATGTCTTTTATATGATTACCATCAAGATCAAATACATGAGTACTCTGTGAATAACCGCTTGCTACTATTCTTCCACCACCAATTTTCACGTTACGGCCAAATTGGCCCTTTGCACCAGAAGTATTAGGAGTTGGATTTGCAACTCTTCTTAGTAAATTACCTCTATAGTCAAATATATAAATTGCACCTTGATTTTCGTAATTTGTTACCACATTACCATCACCATCAAGTATGTCTTCACGTGGTGCTCCTACCACAATCCTCCCACATCCAATATCGTGAGACTCACCCCATTGAGTATAATTTGATGCATTATCATGATACCATTTAGCAATAGGTATATCCTTCATTTTGATAACCTTGCCTGAGCCATTAAATGGACTATATACACTTTGCATATCATCATAAAACCAAACCTTATTATCTTCACCTATGGCAGTATTAGGTTTATACAAAGAGCGGTTGAACCCAACAACCATTTTTCCACTAGCAGCTGATACAGAAGCGCCCATATAATTAAACTGATAGCCAGAAGCATTAGTATCGTACATGCCGCCCTTTTGACCACCACCACCTGCTGGACTTGGACCATCTCCATAATAATAATTTCCATAAAAAGACGGTAAATGATATCTTACCCCATTACCACTATATTGCTCTGAGTCAGTTTGTACACGAACACCACCCGCGTTTGTAACATTATTACCGGTGTCATCATAACCAGGTGCACCTGATATTATACATCCTGCTGTATATGCTATAGATTTGTTTGCCTGGGCACCTGCACCCCCAGACCATATATCTATTTTTTCCCAAGGGGTTCCATCATCCCATCCATTATTTTTATCTCTTTCACCATTATAATAAAATACTCCAAAAAACCTATCATTAGATTTAAGGGTCACATCATTTAAATAGCCATATCTTGTTTTGTTGTTTTGATGAACTCTGCCTGGGTTAAGTCCGAACAACATGCCAGCGCTTGTTTCCTGCCCAGCGTTGCTATGTCTTGGGCATGCAAAAAATACTTTACCGCCACCATAAACCATACGTGGCTGGCCGGTATAAGGGGTCAAGGCAGTATTTAAAAATAAATCAGAACCGTCTGCTGCATCTTCATCAACAGCTATTTTTCTAAAAATATTCCTGTATGACGGATATGCAAATGTTGCTTTTGGTGAATCATAAAGATATGGTATTCCGTCTATCGTAGAATGAGGGCGGTCACTAGTTCCAGCTTTAAAGGCCATATTATTCTCCTAGTTTATGTTTTAACATATCTACTTCAGATTTCAGATCTTTAATAGCCTCTATTAATACACCAACCATCTTTCCATAATCAACCGATTTCATACCCTCTTCGTCTGTCTTGACAACTTCTGGTAGAACTTCTTCTACCTCTTGTGCTACTACACCAACTTTTCTTTCTTCTTCACCAATCTTATTATACCAAACACCACGTAGTTGCGATACAAGATCAACGCCGCCGTTTATAGTTTCAATGTTTTCTTTGGTGCGGATGTCTGAGATAGATGTGACGTCACCTTGAACTGTTAGATCATCACCAGACCATGTTGAGTTAAGAGTACCGCTATATGTGCCTGTATAAAGTTTAATAGTTGATGTAGTAGCAAAATCTAAAAAGCCTTGTTGGGCAGTTGTCTGGAAATACACTTTACCATTATCTGGTTCAAGCAGCACGGCTTGATTGGCTTGGATGCTGGTATAATTTCCACTGTTTATCGTTAATGTATTTGTTGCGTACATAGTTTGTTCAGCAGTGCCTATACTATAAGTAATACCCTGCGTAGTTTGATAGGCAGAACCCCTTGACATAATAATGCTGCCGTTATCTGCTTCAAGCCAGACACCATTTTCACCATCAATAATAACATAGCCATCGGTTCCAACCGCCGGATTTGAGCTTTCAGATTCAATAACAATATTACCACCGTGCCCGCCCGCTTTATCATTAATGGACTGTCCAGTTTTAATTTCTATTTCTTCATTTGCATAAATGTTTAGTCCATCTGTGGCTTGAATTTCTTGAGCATTATTAACACCATCAAATCCATAGAATCTCAAATACTGAAGATCAGAATCACCAGTAATAACAAATGAGTTGCCATCTGCATATATGGATGCATATGAAGTTAATTTTAAATTATTATCACCACCAAAGAGATAACTAGATTTAAGTTCAAGTCCACCAACGCCTTCTAATGTAAAATAATCAGGAGAAACAAAAGAACCAGTAGCATCATTATTTAATGTCCAGATCCAAGTATCAGCGCCACTACCATTTGTAAAGTTAATGTTATTACCATCTGCATCTAGTGTAATATCCCCTGCAGCGTCAAGGACAACATTATTATCTGCACTTAGTGTTGCGTCATTATAAGTAGCACCACTTCCAAGAACTAGTTTAGCAGTTTCGTTTGTAGCACCATTTGTTGATGTTGTTGTATACGCCGCAAGGTTCAATGCACCACGTTGTACTTTACTACTTGATGTATGTTCAATATCGGTTGTGATATCAGCCATTACAACATCAACTGCAGTATCATCACCACCACTAGCAGTATTTTGTTGCTTATATGTAAAGTTAACCTTATGCATACCAAGTAATTCAGCAGTTAAGCCACCGCCACCAACGCTTGAACTATAACCATATTGTCTTAATTCTAGTGTTGGAGATCCATTATCATTCCAGTCATAAGAACTGTTACCGATAATCATCTTTGAAACACCGGAAGAGTTGTTTACCGAGTTTAGACCATCATACCAGAAAGTACCAGTTGATGGATCACTGTTAAGAAGTGGTATTCTATATCTACCCTCAAGGTCACTTGAGTCAATATCAATGGATATGGTTTCATTAAATGACTGGTCTAATGTAAAATTACCACCGGTTTTTAAACCATGTCTTGCTGAAATAGTAATAGTAGAGTTGTTTGGGGTAACTGCGGCTGGCCACGTAATTGTTTTTGTATTGACGGCAGTAACATGGCCCGTTGCATTAGTAGTAATGCTGTCAATAACCTCCTGTTCGCCCGAGTATGATGCGGTGGCCTCAGAGGTTGTATCGGTTCTAGTGGCATTATCGTGTGTAATAGAACCAAAGGTTGAATTAAATGAAATGGGGGCGGTTGCATCTAACCAACTAGAAGTAGCAATTCTTGAAAGAGTATCTGTTTTTGTGGCTGCAGAGTCATCATGTACAGCCCAGTAATTTTCACTTTCATCCCACACCAGCTTTGCATTATTTCGATTGCCACGCTCAATTTCTATACCGCCGTCTTGTGTTGGAGCAATACTACTTCCCAAATTACTGTTGAGAACTATAATGTTGTCAGCAAGGTTAATTGTCTCTGTATTGACGGTAGTAGTTGTACCTGATACTGTTAAATTACCTTTTAGTATAGTATTTCCACCAACCCATAGGTTACCAGATATATTTGCAGAGTCTGCGGCAAATTGACTGATATCAGCTGAGTCTGCTGTAATACCTTTTGATACAGCAATTCTATTTACACTCAATTGATCTGTAATAGTAACATCATCTGGCAAACCAATTGTTGCAGATGAACCTTCACCTGGTGTATGAGATACTGTAATCTCATTGGTAGTTCCAGAAATACCAGACATGTAGTTGCCGGTAGTCTCTGTACCTAGAGTAATACCATTATTTTTAACAGATACTGCACCATTACTTACACTAAAGTTATCAGAACTAAATGAGGCCACACCCTTAACCGAGGTTGTGGCATTTACGCCAGCAATTGTTACGGTAGCCCCCTCACCTGTACCAGATGCACTAATACCAGTTGAGGCAGTTACTCCAACTGACTGTACATAGTTACCAGTAGTTTTAGTACCTAGGGCAATACCATTATCCTTAACATTTACTGTACCAGATGAAAATTCTAGTGTAGAACCGTCAATGTTACTTGCTGTAAGAATTTGAGAAGTATTAGATGAGTCATAATTAGCAACCCAATAGTTGCCATTTTCATTCCATTCAATTACCGCAGAATCGTAGGACCGTCTGCGAACTGCTATACCTGCATTTTGAGTAGGTTGACCCTGATCTGGTGTATTTTCAGAAAGTAGAACTACATATGCATCACTAGTTCTAACATTACCTTCTACAACTTGGGTTGCTGCAACAAGACTATTAACTGAAAGTGTATTAACATGCAAGTTGCTTGCAGCAGCAGAATCAATAATACCTATAAACCCACTGGTGCTTAGAGTTCCAAAGTCTGCAGAATCAACATGTAATTGACTAATATGAGCTGAGTCAATATCAGCATTAGCGGAATTAAGTTGACCAATATAAGCAGAATCAAGTGTAGCATTATCGACATCCATTGTTGCTACATTAAGCTGTGTAACATAAGCGGAATCTATAATACCATCACGTAGACGTAGCTGTCTTATGTCAGCTGAATCTACATCCAATTGACTAATATGAGCCGAATCTATATCCGCTTGAAGAACATTAAGTTGATGCATAAATGCAGAATCAACATCTACATCTTTAAAATTTAATTGTGAGAAGTACGCAGAATCACCAGCAATTTGACTTACATTTATTTGACTAAAATAAGCTGAGTCAACATTTACTTGAGATGCGCTTAACTGTACTACATACGCTGAATCAACATCTAGTTTATTTACATTAATCTGATCAGCATATGCTGAATCAATGTCAGCCTGAGAAACATTAAGTTGACCGATATAGGCAGAATCCAATACAACATTATCGGCATCCATTGTTGCTACATTAAGTTGTGTAACATAGGCCGAATCAATAATACCATCACGTAGACGCAATTGTCTTATGTCTGCGGAATCTACATCTAATTGATTTATAGCCGCGGAATCAATAGATGCATTTTCTACCCAAAGAGTTCCCCATTTATCTGTTTGACCACCCAGATCATGTTTATTATTGGGAATAATTGCTGAACCTACTTGTGCTTGAAAAACAACAGCATCAGTATTAGTATCACCAATTGTAACAAGGCTTGCATTACCAGCCTTTAGAGAAGAAACACCATCTACTATAAGATTGCCTTTTACTGATAGATCTCCGTCGATATACGCGCTGTCTGCGTGCAGGAAATGAACATCTAGTACATCTACATAGGCGGAATCTATATCAACTTGAGAAGCATTTAATTGGCCTACATAGGCAGAATCTGCTTCGAGATTTGATGTCCAAATCCGAGTATCAACATTAAGTTGACCATCAAAATGACTTACAAAATTACTATCAGAAAAATGTGCACCCGGAGTCCACAAACCGGTGTTTTGTATAGAATCAAGTTTTGCGTCTAGTTCATTAATTGATTGTACAACGTCAACTGCATCGGTAGTCAAAGAGGTGATATCACCAACTGAATCAACTAATTGATTAAATCTTTTTCTGTGCGTATTAATTGTATCACTTAATTGCACGAAAGGTATTTTTGTATTATTAGCCATTTGTACCGTTCTCTAATAGTTTTTGCAACATCAATTTTATATCACGAACATCATTTTTTATTTCATCTATTTCTTCACGCTGTTCAGCTTCTTTTTGTTTCATCAACTGACGTCTATTGTGTTTCTCTTTATTTATATTAACTATAAGCCCAGTTTTTCCGTCTCGAGCTAGATCTGGTTGATTATCAATAGGTATCAAATTTCTTTTCATTAAGAAGTTGCCACAATTCTAAGGTTTCTAAAGATAGGAGGTTGTGCTTGGTTTTTAGTGTTAAAAGTAATTTTAATCTGATACTCTTTAAATGAAGTCAAGTTAAATGATGCAAATGCATATTCACTATACTCATCATAACTTCTATTGGTAGAAATTTCTGAATAAGATTTACCCTTTACATTTTTTACATCCTTACTAAATTCAACCCAATTCTTTTCATGAATATGGTCTTCGCCACCCTGAGATGTTCTATACCAAACTGAGAAATCAGATCCTACTGGTCTGCTTGCATCAACATATACAACTAATGAATCTGATGCATATTCTAAGAAATATGGTATAGTAATATGTTTAGAAGCAGTGGTACCACCATCAGGTTCTGTCTCAGATGTCCATGGTATAGTAGTAATTAAATTTCTACCATCAGTTGATGCGGAGTCCTGATAATCTACAAAGAAGCTTGTGGCGTCAAGTGTACATGTAGCTGCATTAAAGTATGGTGCAACGTTTGGATCTTGAGTTTCCATATAGACATCAAATAATGTAGATTCATTTAAACCTCTACCGCCAGCGGAATCTCCTGTAGTTGGTTGCTCCTGAGCATTAGATGCAATAACGTATGGATTTTTCAAATGTGATAAAATATTAGGTTCTACCAAAAGCCCCTGACGTTTTACATATGGAGTTTCAGAACCTGCAAAGCTGGAAGTAGTTGTTAAACTTGCTTCGGTGTTTAGTGCAGTTCCTCGAGGTGTTGTATATTGTATGTTAAATAACATTTGAGCAATTTCATATTGCTCTGTAGCACTTAAACCCGTGCCACCAGCTCTTATGGTTTCAGTTGGGTTTGAACCTGCATCCATTTCAAATGAATACCCATATGGATCTACAGCATTAATTACTCGAGGACCTAAGATAGCAGCACCACTTACACCATTAATAGTATCAGCACTGTCAAAACTATTTACACCGTCTGAAAATAATTCTACTTTATCGCCAACTCTAAATCCGTGTCCAGGATGGTTTACCTTTAGAGTAGCATCACCTTGTGTGAAATATAAAGGATCATATGTATATCTTGCTTTATTATCAATATTTGTAAGTTCTGTTAGTTTCTTTTCTGGGGGAATATTGGTATTAATTCTTGCTCTAAATTGTTTACCAGTTTCAAATTGAGCTTTATATATCTTAAATGCAATGTTTTTATTATTATCAGCTTCCCATGAAATATCATTTGATGATCCATAGAAGCCACCACCACCAGCAGATGTAATATATTTCTTAGTATTAGTGCCTGTGATAAACTCTCCGCCTTCTGCAATCCACATTTCATATGCACCGATTGGAGCTGAAGTGTAAAGACAGAAACTCATATACATTTGTTGTGGTATTAAAACAGGATTATTAAATTCAAATACTACTTCAGTATTTTTATTAAAAGTTCTACTTGCATTAGTAAAAGCAGAAGCTGGCATAGTGACTCTAGAACCTGGAACAAATTCAAGAGAAGAAGGAATCCCACCTTCTGTTACTGGTCTAAGTTCAAGAGTAATAGGTAATGATGCATGTGCCTTTGCAAAGAAAATACCAATCTTGGTAATAACTGTAGGTTCTGGCACCTTAAATACTTGAGCCGCAGGATTTCTTTTTTCTGTAATATTTAAAAGACTAGTCATTTAATTACCCCAACCATAACTGCCATTACTGGATACTTGTACAGCGTTGTCGTCGTTTACAAGCTTTTCTTCTAATGCCTTGGCTTGTGTGTCAGTATAAGCATTATGCCATTTATTACCAACTCTTACTGACAATAATGGCGCTGTATAATTATCATCTTTATTGCTACCTGATGGAGTTGGTGAATGTGTGTAAGCCACCCAAATAGGAGTTGTAGTTACATTTGTCTTGACCCAGTAATTTTGTATCTGACCAAATGCACTAAATTTAGATACTCCATATGAAGTTGAATTTTCTTTGACAGCTGTTGCAACATCAGTTACTACAAATTCTGTACCATCATATTTTGTGGGCCAATTAAGTGTACTATTAGATTGTAAATAAAACAACCCGTAAATTTTTCCGGTATTATCGGTTTTGATACCATCACCATTTGAGCTCGTGGGACCGCCCTGAGCAGAAGGATATGCTGTATCATTAATATATGAATCACCAGGTTCCTTTAACTTAGAATTTCTTCCTGCATTAGTAAATGTGGTTTTGGCAACACCTGTCTTTACATAAGTAGTAACATTTTTACCACCAAAGAAAAAATAATGCGGTATGTTTGGTCTTAGCCCCTCGAATTCAAAATAGATAAACTGAGGTCTCTGAATTGAGATCTGATCAAAGCCTATATTTTCATCAGAATAGGTAGTAACCGTTTTATTTTTATAGTATCCATGACTCATTTTTTATTTCCTTAATGGTGTTACCGGTGATAGGACGGTAGCTGCTCTCCGTTAAACATTGGCGGCGGTCCTGAAGGTTGCGTAAACCCAACCGAGTTACTTATGGTTACTGTTACTCCATCTGGATCAATAAATGATTCCTCTTGCTCGGAGATATAATTTTCATCTACTTTCCTTCTTTCAGTCCAGATATCGGCCTGTGGTGTTAACTCTCCAACACCAATTGTTCTACCAGTTTCAAATTGATTTACTGCAATATAACTGGTAGCAGAATCCATACTCCAGTCAGCAACGGTTTCTGTATATACTGGCCAGATTGTATCTCCTTTTCTTATTACATCAGAAGATGCATCTGAATCATAAGTGGTGCCGATTTGTCTCTTAAATTGCAAAGGAGCCAAAATACCATAACCAGTATAAACAGCTGATCTATTATCATCATCATCCCATGAGGTCTGTGCAAGGTTGTTAAATCCATCACCCGATAGACCCTCAGTCTGTCTGACATCAGTTGGATTGTCGGGGTCATACACTGTTAGTTGAGAAAGTTTCCATTCGGTCTGACTTAGGGTCGATATAGCCTCAATATTAGTCAGTCTACGTTCCATACTTCTTATGTCGGACATTTTAAAGCCACGATTGTCATAAGTATATGTGTTAAGATCTTTATGGTCAATGGTATATGGAGCCAATGTAACCTTATGCAATATCATATGGGTTGGATCAATATCTCTAGGTTCTAAGAGTCTAAAGCTTGATGTGCCTTGATGAGAATGCAACCTACCGTCAGGTGCCATTGTTATCATATCAACTCTTGGTTTCCAATATTCCGCAGTGCCTATAGTTAATGTATCTGTGTTGCGCGGTATGCGTTCAATTCTGGCTTGACCGGTATCAAAGTTACCAGATACTGGATCTTGAATAGGTCTCATATCAATAACATCGGTAAGTCTTTGTTTAATGCCAGTAGATGTAGTATAAACAGGCACTTTATCATATGTAAGACTTGGATAGGAAGCCTTACCACCAAAATACCCAGATCCAGAAGGTGCTGCACCATGATCAAAATATTGATATACAACTGTAATGGTACCTGCAGGTGCTGAAACTCCTGCCTTTAATTTACCGCCACCTGCACAATAGAAGTTGTCTCTTTGACCATTGTCTTTTAGGAATTTATACATTATATCTTCACCAGATGTATCATCTGTAATACTAATGAATTTATAAATGTCAACCTTGTTAAGTTTAAATTCATTGTCTGAATTTAAAGAAAGACCAGCCTCAGTTGTGTTGGCAGAAATTGTTTTGACTTTTTGTGTTAGTGTTGTATTTTCATATGCCAATACTGTAATAGCTGAGTTAAATGGCAACCCACTTATAGAAGCAGATAGACCATCTCCAGCAATGGTAATAGCTGCTTCAGAGAAAATTTCTCCACTGCTGTCTACTGTAATCAGCCATTGCTCAGCATCAGTAAGAGTATTACTACCGGTAGAGTTAATATTTGTTGCAACACCAGCACCACTTGTAGTATCGGTTTTTATTACACCAATAGTAGTAGTTAGATTAGAAATAGTCTGTACTCTATCCCTTGTTAAAGGGAACAACAGATTATCATCGGCTCTGTCATAGATGTCAGTAGATCCCAAAACAGATACTAGGTTAGCATGGTTATCAGAATCTGTACCTAATGATATTACATCTTTAATACCCTTTTGAGCATCGGTAATTCTTACATCAAAAACATGAATTCTATATTGATTGTTATATTCATCGATTTGTCTAATTCTTGCTGTACCAATGTTTACACCAGCAGCTGAATCAAAAGAACTAAGTTGATATTGATTTGATCCGGTCTTGTCAATGGTGTATAAATTAACAACAGAATAATCATCTATTTTACCAAGAAGTCCCCAGGCACTATCTGCAAGGAAATAACTACCATAGCGTGCCGAAACAAATTCATTGGTTTCTGTGTGAATGTCGTTTACAAGAGATCTTGGTTTTTCAACACGTTGTGTGTTAAAAAACTTACGTGTAATCTTTTGACCTTCAATAAATGCAGTACCGCCTGTAACTGAATATACCAAATAATTATCATCGGTAGAATCATTTTCTACAGTAAGGCTTAATTCTCCACTTGTATTTCTTTCAATAAAATTACCACTTATTGATTTTGTACGTTGATTTATTAGATCGCCAACATAATTTAGATTATTGTCTTTTGTTTTTACAAGAGTAAACAATCCTTTGGTTACATGATATAGTTCAAAGAATGTAGAACCTGCAGGTGCTTGTGATTTAAGACCTAATGTAAGAGTAATTTTATATCTGTCGGCACCAGGTGATGTGAGGTTTGGTGTGGTACCTGAATTATCATATAGAGCTACATTGTCGCCAGAAGTAATTATTTCTTCATTTACTCTAAAACCAACAATACCTGATCCTGTAGGAGAATACTTATCAATAACTAAAGTTTGGGCTTCAACCATAATCATATGGCCAGCAGCAAATGATTCAAAACGAGGAGTATCAATAAGAGTACAAGTGCCCACAACATCGGTACCAACTTTTATAGTTACCGATCCCTCATCTGTTGTAATAGTGGCACCTGCTTGGAATCTTAAAGAATTAAGTTCAGGAGTTGTAGATGACGTATCAACGTTTGGTTCACCCTTACCCATTTTTACAATAAGTGTATCAGGGTCTGTAACTACCACACCATTACGAGTTACGGTTTCTGATGGTATAACAGCCTTTACAGTTGCATATAATGTGCCATCTGTAATTTCTGTACCAACTAAGGCTGATGGCGTTGCAATGTTTGAAAGGTTGTCTAATTTAATAAATGTAAAGGCGCCTTCATTGGGACCAGATGCAAGGCTTACGTTAGTATTAAGAATTGCACCTTCATTAAAAAGATATGTTGCAATACGTGCAATCTCAGATTGAATAATGGTCTGCATCTGAGTAAGTTCACGAGCCTGCAAAGCACGACCGTTATTAAACAATATACGATGAAAGTGATCACTGTCTCGATAGTCATCATTATACTGACTTAAAAATGTAGTTTGTGTATATTGAGTAGCCATGTTATACCTTTAAAGTTGTATTACAAGTTTGATGTCTTCAGTACCAAGTCTGTTACGTGTAGTTGCAGGTTGGTTGTTAATGAAAAGTACTTCACCAGAGTAATTATCTATATCAGGATTAAATGATGTATATCCATTTGCGCCTGCACCTGCTGGTAGGGTATCAGTGTTATAGATACCAAAAATAGATGTCGTACTTAGGTCATTGTTACCATCAATAGTAATAGTTTCACCAGAATCAAATGGTGTAAATCCTGTATATTCGTCTTGATGGTACCATAATGTATCTGAATCATCATACCATGTTAAATAAGCTTTGGCACCGGCATTTGTGCCAGTGGTTTGATTAATAAGTGTATTATCACTAAATGTTAATGCATATCCAGTAGATGGATCTCCAACGGCTCCTGCTGGCTTTGGACTAATTCTTAATTTTTTAAGACCAAGGCCTTCAGCATTTGTAAATAAATTATTTGAACCATATTGTCTTGGATTTTTAATAAGACCAATTTGTTTGTAATTTTGGTCAATTACGAACTTGCTATTTTGAGTGCCAGTGGGTTTAACGTTAAACATAATAGCTCTAGTTTTAAGATCAACTGTGGGATCGGCTCCCATACCAGAGTCTTGAGCGAATACAGGATAAATTGTAGGTGCAGCACCAGAAACCAAGTAAGTATTATCTACCTCAACATTGGCATATTTGTAATTACTACCCATATAGGTTGACAAACTACCATAACCAGTTGCTCCTGCATTAGCTGAGTCTCCTACCTCAACCGCCACAATAGTTGCGTTTCCTGAAGTTGCTGACATAATAGGTCTTGCAGTTGCACCAGAACCATTTCCAACTACAGTCAAAGATGGTGCTTGTGAATATTGTGCTGCAGCACCAGCTTGATTAGCAACGACTCTATACCCAATAATTTGCCCTGCAATGGCTGCATCCTGTACAGCTTTTTGTGGAGCTTCAGGTGCAGTAGCAGCTGCAGAATCAACATACTTTACGGGCATCCACGTATCAGTAAGATAGTTGTTAGCATCAGTTGTTGTAATAGTATAAAGATATTTCCATACATATCCATCAGACTCAATAGGCAATGTGGTATCAGTATGATCAGGTTTTACCGTTGATTCAACATGTGTACCAACCGCGTTTTTACCATGCCTAATACAAACATATACATTGTTATCATTTGTACGTACATAAAATCTTGGGTCCTGTTGAAGATTATCAGCATATTGAAAATACTTAGTATTAGTACTCCAGGTTTCAATAGGTACTACAAATGATACAGCTTCGGCTAATTTTACAGATTGAAGAGACATTCTAAAACTACGTTCATCCCAATCAGATGGATCAGGATCATATACTGAGTTTGTACCCCCAATTTCTATATTATATGGTTGAGATTTACTTAAACCAATGTAATAGTAATTATTTGAATCACCAATGTTTTCAACATTGTATTGATCAAGCAAATCCTGTATAAAAAGTTTTTTTAATTTTTTAGTAATAATTGCTACCATGGTTTATCTCTTATGTAAATGTTAAGTATGTAGATGTTGGATCGTTAAGAACTATCCATTCAGTTCCATCCCACACTAATGAAGCTGATCCATACCTTGCTACAGCAAATGTATTATGTGGTCCTAAGTTACTACCTGTCTTAGTAATTGTTGCCGTGCCTGTGTTTTTATTGACAAAGGTTTTCTTTTGACCTACTGTAGTACCATTTGGCATGGTTGCGGCAATTGATGCACTGTGATTAAAAATAGTAAGGGGGGATTTCATATATGCCGCTAGTGTAGGAGCAGCAGAATCAATAGAATTATTACCCAATACTAAAGATGAATTAAGATTAATTTGTCCAGTGCCCTTAGCATTAATATCTAGGCCTACGTTAGTATCACTACCAACAGCAGCAATTTTTGGTTTATTACTTGTTGCTGCATTAGAAACCTGAATTGAATTAGCCGAACCTACTGTTACAAATCTAATAATGTCAGATCCTGCAGAATCTCTTAGAGACTGTTGAATATTGGGTCTATAAATTGTCGGACTAGTAAGTGTTTTATTGGTTATGGTTTGTGTATCGGTCGTACCAACCACAGCACCAGAAGGAATTGCTTTGGCAGAAGCTGCACCATCAACAACTCCAGAACCATTAGTAATTACAAAACTAGAAGCTGGCAAACCGGATATATCATTATCATCCGCACTAATGGTTTTATTAGTAATTGTCTGTGTTGCCGTATCAACTAATAATGTACCACCAGTATTTGGCAGGTCAATAGATACAAGTGATGTGCCTTCAACAAAACCAAGTCTTGTATTGTATGATAATCCCAAGAAGGTAACACCACTATCGGTTAATCTTGTTGATCCACCAACGTCACCACCAACGGTCGAATACAACTCAGCAAAGTTTTCATTTATTTTGGTACCAGCAACACGTAATGTATCACCTGTGCCATCATTAGCAACTGTACCTGTGTTAATAATTTGTCTAGCCATTTATCTGCCTACCAATTTTCTTTGTATTATTTATACTACCACCACTGAGTAATTCCGTGATATCCTATGGAATCTGTACCAACTAATGCTCTACCTATAGAATCAAAATCATTTATACTATCATATTTTGTATACCATTTATTTTGATCAAACCTAGAAGTCAAAACACTTGGTTGTGATAAAGTATTGTAGGGTAAAATATGTTTTCTTATCCAATTATCTTGTTCAAATGTATTAGAGTTATTACCAGCTTTAAAATTTAAAATAGCCTGCACATCATTTGTACTTACTGTTGCTGTATTTGTAATATCAGCTTTTTGGTATATACCCACCAATTCCTGTAAAAAGGTCCAGCGTTCAGGCAATGATGTAGCACCATTTACTAATGATGTTATCTGGGCTGCAACACTGTCATAAAAACCGTTTCCATAATCATCCTCATCCATAAACACAGCATCACTAAATTCCGCATCGGAATTTGTATCACTATCATCAAAGGTTACACCACTAGGATCAAAGAGTTCTTCAAGATCAAAACCTTCAAAAGCTTCCAAGCCATAATTTTCAAGATCATCAATTTTTTGATATACAACTTGTCTTCGGAATCCCATTATTCTTCCTCGATTGTTGTTACACTTACATAGGCATCAGGCTGGGTAGTAGCAATTGATGTAGATGCTGTAAATGTAGTAAGTTCTTCGCCTGGACCAAATTCCATAGTATAACTTATACCCTCTTCTTCAGAGAATGGTGTAAATAGGCCAACATTGGTATCACCATCATAATCCCAGTTTTCATTTACAACTTCAATGAGAACCTCTGATCCAATATAAAAACCTGCTGGATGAGCAAAGAGTTTATAAACATCTACCCACTGATCAATAGGAATATTAACCCTAATCAAAATTGAAAGTACTTGATATAATTTATCATCAGTAATATATTTAAAGGATTCGGGTCCGAGTGTTGAAGCAGGTTGCTTAATCTGTTCGCCGTTAGTATTTGTGGCATTTAATTCATAATCAATTTCAGGTCCAACTTTGAAAATACTTTCTTTAGGATAAATGATTACCGGGTCTACACCAAAGAATCCCCTAAAAAATTGTTCAATGGAATACTTAGTACCTTTAGAACGATATAAAAGATTACTAAATTTTATGGCTTCTCTTTTATTGAGGAAACCACCAAAGTAGGCATTACCTAATAATAATTCATCTTCTAAAAATTCAAGCAAAGATTCTGAAACAATAGTTACATCTCTTTTTTCATTTAGTCTGTGTATCTTATCTTCAAAGCCATCCTGCTTATCTAACCACTCATAGTATAGTTCCAATAAACGAATTAGCTTAGGATAATCATCTTGAAAGTAAGCAGGCAGAAGTTTTTTTACTTCAGACCTGTGAAGATTTAAATTATTTCTTTTATTGTCTAAAAGTGTCTTATCGCCCGAATGACTCATTTAGTTCTCCGCTGTTACCAATACAGCATTCACCGAAGATCTATTTGGATCATAAACCAAAAGATCGTTTCTAATTGGCGTAATGGCACTTTGGTTTGCAGGCACTGCTGACAAAGCTATTTGAGTATCTGTACCTGAAATAGTAGATGGAATAAAGTAATCAATAGTAACTTTGTTATCCTGCCAGGTACCAACACCCTCTAATACGGTGAGCCCTGAACCGGCATTAATAATATTGATTGTTCTACTATTAAGAGCATTTCTCAATTGGCAGTTAATACCATTGTAAACAAAAGTATTACTTGTTATAATATATTGATCATTATCGGGTTCTGATAATGGCACTGGATATATAATTTGTTGTACATTTGATATAGCGGTAGTTGACAGTGTAGTGCGAATCGATGTATAGTTCTGTGATGAGAAATCCAAAAGGAAATTGGCCGCGCCATTATAGTTTCTTGAATTTACTAGTTTGACAACATAATCAAGTTCGGCACCTGTAAGATTGCCAGTATCAGTAATATTATTAATTACAGTTACTAGATTAGGATTAGTTGGGGTAAATCTTCTCTGCATTCTAATATCAGCACGAGATGATAGCACAGCAGTGTTTACATCATCAATCAAAGATAACATATTTGATCTTCTAAATGAACTATTAAAAACACCCGTAGTATTAGTAAAATAATTGCTGACTACTGTGTTTACTTCATCTTTTACAGTATTAGATGTTTTATCGGTTTTAGTTGGGTTGAATTGGAAATATGTGTCAACCTCAATATAAGTAGTAACAGGATCTGCAAATCTTAGATTAAATGACGCTACAGCAAGTTGTTCGGCAAGACTTACTATACCTTGTTTAACTGATTGTATTGTACTATCTGAAATACCATCCTCAAATAGTATAGAAGTGAACACGGCACCAAATTCAGGCTGAGCTGCATCTTCACCACCCCAAGAAATAATATCCTTAATGAGTGAGGAATAGTTTTTAAGAATCAAAGACGAATAGTCAGCAGCTGTCACCATACGGTTTTGAGATGCATATGAGAATGGAGCATTTTTTCTAATTGATTCTATAGATTCTTTTGGCTTGCCACCAACACTTCTTTGAAGGGTCGTAGTAATCAAATCAACTGTAATTGAATTATCACCACCTGTTGTATATTGTTGCGCAGCAGTAAATCTATTAGCACCATTCGCTTCAGCTCCTGAAGTGGAAAGATAAATCACTTCTATCTTAGCACCTGATGTGGGAGCAATACCAAACGTATTACCATCACCAAAAGACAATTCAAAATAACCATTAGGTGATTCTCTTAAGATGTAAACTTTGGTACTTGCGTTAATAGTTGTTGCATTAAGAATATTTGTATAGTCTGTAAATTCACTTGAAGTAGCATCTGGATAAACCCTTACGGTAACACTATCGGCAAATAAACCTGTATCTGGAATTACGTATACGGGATTATCCTGATATTCACCTACAAGAAATGTTTTAGTTTTAAGTGTGCCCTCATAAATTGTAATTTCATTAAGACCAAGATCAGTCTTAAATTCATAAAAACCATTTCCATCATCAGTAGCAACATATGGCTCAATTGTAAGAAATGTATATGTTTCATTATCAACTGTTGCATTAAACTGAGTATAGGCCGGAAGAGTTACTGGTGATTCACGTGGTGTAGTAGAAGTTGTATAATATACTCTAACACGGCCCTGAGAAGCTGTTGCAGAGTCGGGTATGTAACCAATGCCTTCTGCCAAAGAGATAGCGGAACTTCTTAATTGAGCAGTTGATAAGTATGATTCATTAAGAGCAAAGTTTGCCAAGAGGCCATTCATATGTGTATTATGTGCCAACACATCTAGAATGTTTGAAAGACCGGATGCTTCGAAATCATAGTCCGCAAACTCTTCACTATTTTGCAAATAGGTTTTTAGATTATTCTTTAAAGAATTAAAATCTAATGATGATGATTTTATTGTTGTTGCCATACTATCTCAACCTTGATAAAGCAGTTGTTGTTGAAATTACTTCTCTACTATTCATTACTCTAAAAGTAACTGTCACATATATTGAGTTATAATCAGTACCATCTTGTATAGAAACGTCCAATACATTTGCACGTGGTTCATATACATTTATGGTTTTAATGATATCTTTTTTCAAAATAATATTAGTTGAACTACCAGCCAATTCAAAAAGTAGATTTATTAGGTTGCCACCAAAGTCGGGGTTAAATGGTTTTTCAAATTTGTTAGTAAGAAGAAGATTTCTAATGGCCTGCTTTACTGCGGCCGCTTCTTTTTTCTTTCTAAGTTCACCATTATCCTTAATGGCAAAGGTAAGATCAATATCAGAAAATGGCACACTTCTGGCGGCCCGTATTGTACCGACATTTAAATTACCATCTTCTGCTGATTTTACTCTTGTTACCATGTCTCAACCTTTAGTCTTATTTATAAGCTTAAATATGGATTTTCTCGTTTGCGATTCTTATTTATGTGAGGTACCCAATCATTTTCGACACTCTCACCCGCCCAAGACTCTGTTGCTTTCCACCACCTTGCTGGGCCCATATCAATGTGTATAAAGTTATATTCACCAGTCTCTGGATAAAACCCAAAGCCCTGGAAACCTACCGTAAGTGCATTGTTAATAAATAATTTCTTTTGATCATTAGACCAACCAGCAACACTTATATCAAAGGCTTTACCTTTTAAATGCTGAGAGGTTTTTTTTCTACTACCTTTAGTTTTGGGAAGTATACCTTGTGGTGTTGTATAGATTTGAAAGTTGCATAAAGACATAAGATCACTAAATTCGTTTTCAAGAATTTTAAGCAATACTTCTTCAGCATTATCAGATAGGTTTCTCAATACCCATTGGTCTTTAATATATTTACGATCAATAGTTGAATTCTTTATTGATACTTTATAATCAAATGTTTTATTATTTTTTATTTCTTCAGTATATGGTATGGGTGTAATTTCTTTCTTATTTGCTTGTAGTTCTATAAACTCGTTTTGCGATACTATCTCACCATTAAATTTGGTATTAATTTTTTGTTTAAAATCTCCCTGATAGTCCTGATTTAATTCAGGTAGATAGATAGCCATTCTAGCATTATATTCATCATCCACAATATTAATATTATCATATTCAAGAGAAATGATATCAAATGGTATTCTGTCTTTAAGAAATACAGCAAGATCATACATTTGGGTTGGATTAGATTTACCTGTGGTTTTATCAACAATATCATATATTACCAATCGACCCTTAATTTTTAAATCAGTGTCAGATCCGGTATCAAATATTTCGAATTCACCAGGTCTGTAAATACTTTCAACTGGTTTTACAATAAGATTTTTCAATAACGTTTTTTCATTATTAACTATTTCAAGTATGTTTGCATGTATTGTTAAATACTTTGCAATTTGTCGTTTGACTTCTTGGTCTCTGATAAAATCAATGTTTGTTGGATCTTTGGTACCCAAGAAAGTTGCCATTGTAATATTTTTTGACAACTTGGTACGAGACGTTATATCTCCGAGATTTAAATAATTAAATTCTGGATCTGGTATAATATTTTTAGTAGGAATTTTTGTAGATGTTGATACTGTATTAGTCTGCCCACTAGGACCAAATGAAGTAGTACCAACAACAGGCGATGTCTCTCTTTGTGTTGATCTACCATAACCAGCTGGTGTTTTTTCTTCAAAATAACTATTGTTGATTAATTGATTTTTAAGAATAAATTCAAGGAAGGCTTTGTTCTCAGCATTCTTTTTATTTCTAAGTCTTGATCTAATTAAGTCAGGTGTCACCTCATCAATATTATAGAGAATGCCACCAGTATCTACTTTAGGGTCAATTTTGTTTTTAATGTAATTATTATTGTCTACCTTGACCTTACGAATACCGCCATTAAGTTTTGTAAGATATTCGGCTACCGAAGATGCATCTGGTACAGCATAGTTTGCTGCATTTACATCCTCAATGTTTGCGGGCACAGCTGTATTTGTATTTGTCCAATTTTCTGCTGCTCCTGCCAGACCAGTTGGTGCAGCTCCTGCTGTAGCAGCAAATACTGATGTGTCTGCCGAAATTGCTTCATCAGCTCTACCTGTTAGATCTCCATGAAATGTTGGAGCCTTGACTCCTTGATCAAATACAGCTCCATTGCCGACAAAGTCAACAGCAGTACCGCCAATAATACCCGTGCCACCCTGCACAGTCATATTATTAGCAGATAGGTTCATATCGTCTGCAGACTGAGCCAAGATGCCCTCTGTTGTCATGTATAGATTTCCACCTACAAAGGTTTTCATATCATTCTCAACAAGATGAGTAGATACACCCTTTACCATATGATCATGATTGGCCAACATCAATTCTGTTACCTGTTGAGTATAGACCTCAAATGATGGGCCGTTTACAATATTCTCTTGACCAAGACTTTTTGATTTGCTAAAGCCACTAATGTTTTCAGTTTTGTTTCCTCTGGTCTTTACATTAAAATTCATACAATTTATGTTAAAATCACCTGTTACATTTAGTTCAAGGTTACCACCATAATTAATTGTACCGTCTCCAGTAATTGTAATAAATTGATCACCACCCGTAACTTGAATACTATTTTTAATTGTTGAAATAGAGATAGAACCATCCTTACCTATTTCTACACCTGCACCTGTAGTGTGTTTTATAATGATACGTTCAGCACCTGGTGTATCATCCATTTCAAAGCTGTGGCCTGAAAAGCTTTTTTGTACTTGATTAAGGGGATATTCAGATTGAATCAAATCTGTATTATCAATAGGTATTCCATCAATTGCGCCATTATAATAAAGTTCTGTCCTTTTATTACCTAAGGCTTCTTTAGAATAATTAAAAGCACCAACATAATCAATGGTGGGGTAAGTACCTGTAATATCTTCATGCTGATTATTTTTTTGATTCTGCGCTGCAGTTTTGGCTAGATTGCTTTTACTTAACATTATACACCGCCCCTTCTTAGTTCATCAAGTGTCAAGGAATCTCTTTCAAATGGGTTAAAAATATTTTTCTTATTAAATTTTGATTGAATGTAATTAGGTACATTGAGATATGGAAATGCTTCTTTGTTTATTTCATGATAACCAAAAACCTGTGTGCCCGGATAGTAATAATAAATGTTTCTAAGTATCTTTTCTAGAGTCGCATATTGGGCTTGATTAATACCCTTATCTCTTACGGCATGTTTATTAAAATCATAGTCTTCATAATATGGCGTAGTAGTACCTCCATCAATCATTATAATAATAGATCTCTTGTCATGATTTTTAGTACCACCAACATTAATAGATTCAATATTTACGGGTCTCACTCTTTCTATTATACCTGTTTTTAAAATATAATAGTGCCATGGAAACCCATTACTTTTAATATAGTCTCGGGCTTCATGATAATGAATGCTGTACATATCATTTGCTACATCAGATGGTGTACCAGTACAATCAATTATTACTTCAGTGAAAGCTCTCTTGATAGTAGATATTTCTGTAATTAATTCTTCTTCTGAAGATACTATATAGTCTAAGTAATAATCATATCCATTATTTACTGGATATCCATTTCTCCAGTCAACTTCTATTTTAGAAAGATCTCTTGATACTGGAGTTACCGAAACAGCAGCCTCTGATTTTTTATGTTGAAATGTTGACATTCTATTATCAATTTTTCTGACCCCTGTTACTAAATCATCTAGAGGTCTATCACTATATTTTTGTAAAATATTGACCGCTGCCAAAATATTTCCGTTTTGTATATTTGTAAAAATTGCTGCTTTATCTTTATCTTTTATTTTTATAGGAATACCATTCTTAGTTGCAAATTCATTAAGAATATTTGTGGCGGGGGCAAAGGATTTTTCAATAGCATTTTCAACCATTGAATTAAATCCAATGTTAAAAATAGATAGAGCTTCATTTTTAAATTTTATTACATCACTAGATACACTATTTAGAAGCCCGGCAAGACCTGGTTTTACTCCACTAGTGCCAGCGACAGTTGCAATTACATTGTTAAGGTTTTTTTCAAGAATTTCATTAATCTCATCTAGGTCTTCTAAAAATTCATCAAAGTTACTACCAGCAGCCTTTAGATCTACAATGGGCTTTGATACATCAACAACGGCTTCTTTAATAATAGAATTTATTTCATTTGCCTTAATGTCAGGTACAATAGATTTTAGCGATGATGATATTGCTTCTATTGACCCCAACGATATAACTTCATTTAAATTTGTTTCAACTGCAAGGGTAGCATTAGTAAGATTTTTACTTGTTTCTTTAAGCACTGTAGATGCAACAGGTTCTAGTGTTGCCTTCAGGCCTTTCATATTTGAAGTAAGCTTTGTGATTGGTAGTTGGCCTATAGATTGAGTCGGTATACTACCCTCTACGTTTTTAATCATATCACTAGAGGCATTTAAAGATATTATACCACCTATTTCCTCATTTACTTTAAGACCTGCCTTAGATGTATTTTCAAGTATTTGTTGGGCCTGGGCATCATTTAATTTTTCTTTTACAGAGTGGTCTAATTTTTTAGCAGTTGATGTTACGGTAGCCGCAATAAAGTTAAGATCATTTGACAGTGACATAATTATACTCCATTAATAGATGCTTCATACCAAGATAGGGCATCTGTTGCATATTTAGACCGTGTAATATACTCACTATCCTTATTAGCAGGGTTTTCATATCTATCAAGAAAAACCCACGTTGCGTTATTATCACCTTTAGGACCGTTTATTCTATTACTGTTTATGAGCCTACGATGCACATAAGAATATTCTGACGCATCAGTATCTTTACCACCTAATGAACCGTTTAAAGTATTAACCAAATAACCCAACTGCCCAAAGAAATCACTTTCGGGTAAATTTCTAAGGTTGGCATAATTTTTTAATTTATTCCATCTAAATCCTGCATTAGCACTATTATTCCATTGTGCCAAGCCATAAGAATTACCGTTGTCACCCAAAGCAGTAGGATCAAAATACACATTGTCCTTTGCATTAAAACTTTCTTTTGTGAGGTTGCCTACTATACCGGCAGCTTGTAATGGTGTATATCCATTTTGGGTAAGATAACTCATAATAATTACAGATTTTTTTACCATGGCTGATGAACCGTAACCACCAGCAGCCCTTTCAACTGTATTGTAATTCTTTATAAGATTATTGGGTTGTATAAACCCATCATGCTTAATAGTACTACTTGCGTCTACACTGCTGCTTGTGGAACCTCTATTGACAGTGGTTCTCAATCTTTGTTGGGTTGCTGATTCTCTTTCTGTGGTAAACATTGATCCTAATACAATAGGAGACTGTGAATTTTCACCATCTAAGAAAAACCCATAAACCCTAGCCGGTGGATGTATCTGAGGTATTTTACCAATACCTGATGTCCCGGCTTCTGTGGTGGGTATTAAAATGTCTGCCCAAGGTAAATTGGCATTATCAATATCGGGTCCATGAATACCAAATATTCTTACCTTAATCTTCCCAGGAAAATCTTTATTGATTTCAATTGCGGTACCTATAAACCAACGGGTCTTATCTCCATAATACATTATACTCTCCCGACCAAAGATTGATTCTCAACTACACGAACACCTACTTTAGATACTCTGTTGGCTAGTCTTGATACCTGAACACTTACTCTTGTTTTTTTATTATGGGGTGTGAATAGATGTCTTTTAGTAATTATTAAATGAGGTCCAGATCTTTTATCATCTGTTAAAGAATAATTATGTTGATTAGTACTTAAACCAGTATCTTGATTTACAGCAATGTTAACTTGGCCGCCTACACTTCTTGACGTATCAGTGGCCAGCCATATCATACCAGCCATTTCAATATCATAAACATTTTTTGTGAGATAATGCATAGTAGCATCTCTTACTACATCATTAAGAAATGAACGAGACTCATTTATACCTTTTTCTTTATTAGGCGCAAAGTTACTTGACTTGAGAGTAGTATACACCTGAGAATTATAATCACCTAAAGTCGGTGCTGATACATTTGTTTCATTCTGGTTTGAAGGATCAGGATCAAATACATCATCATCTACCAAAAAGCCCAATGCATTTTTATCAAATATATTTTCCAACCAAGGCACAATAAAATTTCTAAGATTCATACTTTGATTATAATACGTACCATCATTAGTATCAACGTTTTCATATCTAAACCCTAGACCGCCATTTTGAGCAAGTTTAAGTGTATCTTCTGCTGTAGAGTATGTTATTGAATATTTACTTATATTATACATCTGCTCTATAAAGTTACCAGAAGTATAGGACATGGTCGGATTAAACGTAGCTGCTCTATCTTTATTAAATGGTTCCTTTTCAAGTAGTGTTTCTAGATCGGTAAAAATAAGTTTATCACTGTGTATACTTGAATAGAGTAGATATGGCATTCCATGAGAAGTTGTAATTTTACCAAGAATAGCCTTTACTGCATCAAGAGGTTTAAGGAATGGTACATTATACCTCATATCACCCTGTACTGACTTTCTAAATGGATTACCGTCATTAAATTCAAAATCAATTTCTTTTTTAAGATTGTCTTTTAATATAGTTTGTATAATATCCTCGCCACTACCAAAATAAGATTTACTGATCTTCTGAACATAATTAAAATATCCATGGTCTTCTATAAGAGAAATATGATATACGGATGTACCTTCATTGTGTTTATTAAATTTGTTTATTCCATTAATGACAAAGTTTTTGGTAGTCGTAAACACATTTGATTCGGATTCAGTAAGAGGTGTAGAAATATTAAATTGAATTCTTTCAGTGCCAATGATGCCAGGCATTTCAAAAAGATTAAGATCGTCCACATATATCATCTCAGCCGTAAGATATGCCTTACCTAGATGTTCATATATACTAAATTCACTTATACCCTCTTTAATGTCAATTTTATTATCAACATTAGGATTATCAACCGACATGCGATTTGTATAAAAGTATACTGAACCTAAATCAAAAGATTCTGGCGTCAAATAGGCCATGTTAAACCCTTAAAAGTTTATTAAATTGTAAATGCAGCTGTCGTGCAATTCGTGGAAGAAAAACATTTATTTGTCTTAATTCATCATTTTCTTTACGTAGTTGTTGGCGGTATGTTACTCCACCAGCACCTGTTGTATCTCCAACAAATTGGGATATATTAACTCCACCAGTATTTAGTACATCCAGATCAATCCATTCCCCATCTGCATTTTCATAATGATGAATACCAAGAGTTTGATCCTTTACTCCTACAACTCTAAAGTTGGGAATAGAACTTGGTACCTGGTTCCAATTGTCAATATTGTCTTCACCTGGATCTGAATATAATCTGTCACCTGCGTTAATTGTAGTAGATGAAATAAGAGCATCAGCAGTTGCTGTATTAGCACCAACCTGAGGAGATGATAAAGTAATTGTAGGTATAGATGTATAATCAGTGCCTCTGTTAGTAATGGTAACAGCTGTTACTGATCCATTGGCAATTGTTGCGATTGCTGTTGCGCCTTCACCATTACCACCTGTTATGGTTACTGTGGGAGGGGATGTATATCCAGAACCTGGATTAGTAATATTAATGTCTCTGATCTCAGTTGCTGGCTCTACAATTAATTGTCCAAGCATGAGATTTTTCTCTATGATCTTACCTTTAAAGCTTGGATATTCTACGGTGTTGTAATCACTAGATGCAACCCAATCACCTTTATACATTCCTACTGCTATGTTGTTATCAGTCTGAATTGCTTTGTGTGGGTAGAATTCGTTTGCCTTTTCAATCAATTCAGATTCATCTAGCGGCCAGCCACTTACTCTTAACTTATCATTTAAAAGATAAAATAGATAATAATATTCAGTTGTGCCATAAAGTTTGTAAGAAAGTATGTCCGGTCTTTCGCCGTCCTGAATAAAGTATTCTGAGTAATAACTTAAATCATCTTTAAATTCATCAACAAGATCTATATAGGTGGTGATATTATCAAATAAAACATTTGATGTCTCTTCACCAAAATTATAGGTTGTAATTGGAAAATTAGCAAACATTGGCATAGTTTAAAACTTTCTAAAAGGTAGATTCTAATGGAGCGGGCTTTTTAATATCAGTAGCATTCATGGCACGTTCTTCAACAAAGGTTAAAGAGATATCTACTTCCTGAGGAGATCCATCTGTATGAAATGCCATAGTGTTTGGGTTATAAACAGCTTCAAATGATTCTAAGAAACATGGCAGAATTTCTGTTCCTATCTTAGTCCAGGTTTCTCCATATACATCTTCACCAAGATAATACATTTCAATTTCCCACTTGCATGGGTATTCTAAACCAGCAGACATACCCTCAAAGTTTAAAATTTCATTTCCAGCTGATGTAGCACCAATGCCTTCATCTTCACCATCAAATATTTTAGAATCATCAGTTAGAGATGGATACATATTTTTTCGAAAGAAATAAATTATGTCCTTTATCCTTTGAGACTCTTCAGCGGTGCGGGGTATCAACTTAAATGTAAATCTAAATGATCTTAGAGCAATGCCATTTAAAATATTTCTTTTATTTGGATTTACGGCAATGCCTGTTGCTGATGCAACCGCACCTGAAACCTCTGGCATACTAGCTTTTTGGGCTGCTCTTTGTACAGCAAGTGAAGTGGCTGTATTACCAAGATTGCCATTAAACAAAGCTCCAAGTGTCTGCCCAACCATTTTAGACCCGGCATCCATCATAGTGCCTACACCAACGTAAGCACCCATAGCAGCTGCTCTGGCTCCCATAAAGGCTGCTCCACCAAGCATACCTAATTCAGGCTGAGTATAATCAATTTTATCTGCAATTTGTATAGATTGTGGTAAAAATAATTCAACGGAGCCTTTAATTGTTTTGTTGTTTCTTAACTTTTGGGAGTAACTTATACCTTTATGTTTTTGCACATCAATAGATTGTTGTGCTTTCTTAGCTAGATCTTTATTTGGGATAAAGCTTTCATTTGGAATATTCGCTTGCACCTGGCTGCCAAATACTGAAACACCAGCATCCCACAATCCTGCATAGCTTTCTTGGGTAGCTCTAAACTGAACTTTGGCCTTATAGTCACTATTATTTTCTATTGGAAAGTTATATGACAAATTGCCTTCTGTGATTTTGATACGCAACGGTTTTTATCCTAATAAATATTAAAAAACTTTAAAGTATTTATAAGGTAATTATGGCATATTCTGGAAGATATAAGGTAAAGAACAGAACCAAGTATAAAGGTGATCCAGATAATGTAATATTTAGATCTTTATGGGAGAGAAATGCTTTTAAGTGGTGTGATGAAAATTCGTCAATACGTTCTTGGTCATCAGAAGAGGTTGTTATACCCTACTTCTATGAAGTCGACAAAAAGTATCATCGTTACTTCATGGATCTCAAAATTACCTACAGTGATGGCAAGACTTTTTTAGTTGAGATCAAACCAGAGAAAGAAACATCCCCACCAGAGTTCAAGGGTCGCAAGACAAAAAAGTATATCTCTGAAGGAATGACATACATAAAGAATATGAATAAATGGGCTGCAGCTCAAAACTATGCAGCTGATAGAGGTTGGGGATTTCAGGTTTGGACAGAGAAAGAATTATCTTCAATGGGTATTCTGCCCAAACCAAAAAGAACTCTTAAACCTTTAAAACCCCTAAAAGTGAAAAAACGTAGATAAATAATGGTATGTCAAATTTATTTTACAAATTAGAAATGGAAGCTTTCCGCAACGGGATTACACCACGAACTCAGGAGTCTCGTGAATGGTTTCGTCGTAAGGCTTCGGCTATGAGAAGTGTAAATAGAAACGCTCTTATGAAAGAAGAACCAATACAATTGTCGAATAGACAAATCGTTGGTTCAATGTATATGTTTTTCTATGACCCAAAATTAAAATCAACTCTGCCCTACTATGATAGCTTTCCTTTAGTGATTGTTATTGGTCCCGCAGAAAAGGGATTCTTGGGTCTCAATCTTCATTATCTACCACCAATACTAAGAGCCAAGTTCTTGGATAGTCTGTTAGATATTACGAATAACAAAAGATATGATGAGACAACTAAATTTAATGTTTCATATAATCTACTAAAGAGAGCCGGTAAATATAAACACTTTAAACCATGTGTAAAGCATTATTTAAATGAACATGTCAGAAGTAGATTTGCCAGAGTAGAAGCTCCTGAGTGGGAGATTGCTACATTTCTTCCTACCGCTGATTTCCAAAAGGCTGGTAAGAACAAAGTATATTCTGATTCAAGAAGGAAAATCTAATGGCTGGTACAGTTGATCAGTTTAAAAGTTTAGTAAGTGCTAAAGGTGGCCTTGCCCGTAATAACCTATGGCGCGTAAAGCTTCCAAGCCTTCCTGGGGCTAGATCTGAGGAAATGAATATACTTTGTAGGGATGTTCAATTACCTGGTAGGCAGATTACTACCAATACTTTTAATTATGGTTTAATACAAGAGCGTGTTGCCAATGGATTTTTAATTCAAGATGTGTCTATGACATTCCATGTTCTTAATGATTATGGTGTAAGGGAATATTTTGAAACATGGCAAAACCTTGCAACAAACACAAATACATATGAAGTAGGTTACAAAAAAGACTATTCTAGAGATGTTGAAATAGAACAGTTTAAAAAAGTCAAGAGCCTACCTCAAAGATATAGACAGGAATTCTCAAGTGGTATAGGAAATGTTCTTCCTAAAATTTCTGAC